TTAACAGAACCAATTTTTTTTGATTTAGCCATTATATATATATATTTATATATATATATAATAAAATTATTGATACAAAATAATAAAAATATAATATATTATTATTATGAGTGGTTTAGTAAAAAACTGTATAATTATTGGTATATTTACAATATTTATTGGTATTATAACTGAAAAAACATTGTATAAATTTAATCGTAAAAATAATTTTCTGTCAAGATTAAAACGTTCATTTCCACAATTTATTTGTACATTATTTTTATTTGGTATTGTTCTTCATTTATTTTTTGAATATAGTGGTCTTGAGGCTGGATGTTCCAGAAAATGTGATGAATTAACCAAACAATGTAAATATGTTTGTGAAGTAAAAATGAATGATATATTTATAAATGATTAAATTATTTTAATAATGATAAATGATCCATCAAATGGTTATTTACAATCGAATAAGTTAGATCATCTATAAAAATAAGTTTATAATTAACAGGAATGTATTTAACATCATATATATTATTATTCAAAAAAACAAAAATTTGTTTATTATCACCAGTAATATTGTTTTTTTCAATTACATATTGAATGGTTACATCAATCTGTTTCAACATAATATTAATATTATTATCGAGATATCTACATCTATGTTTAAATGTTTCATTATATTGTGATTGGAATGGTTTAGGTTTAAGAACGACATTAAAGTTAGTAATTTTTTTAATTTGACGAAAATCGGGATAAACATTGAATGGATATTTAAGATGCCATTCGAGACTAAGAGCATTTTTATTATCTAAAAAAGTCATAATTAGCCATTGATAATTCCATTTAAAAAGGGTATGATGGTTAGTTTGTAAAAAATTAAGTTTAGAACTGGTGCATTTAGCACCTCCAACAATTAATCCATTATGTTGTCTAATTCTTTTTTTAGGTGTAGGCGTGGAACCGATATAATGATAATTATACCGGTTATTAGAGTAGTAAGATTGTGATTGTAATCGATAAATATAATATGGCATATGTATGATATTGTAATATAAATAAATATTGGATATTTATTTATATTGTAATGATTAGTAAATAAAATTAATTTGTTTTTAATAAAGGTCTTAATTTTTCAGGAACAATTTCTTTACCTAATACAGCTACATGATAATCTGTATAAAGAGAATTTAAATAATCTTTTATAAAAACTTCCTTTGATATGTTATTTTGTTTACAAGTATCAATCAAATTAACAATATAATCTTTAAATTTAGATGTTGCCAATTCAACGTTATTTAATAGTTCGACTGGTTTCGGAATAGTAAATTTACTATAAGTTTTAACAGACATTTCATATAATTCTTCCATTACAGGGGTTATTCTTGGATCGTTATTCATTTTTTCAAGTTCTTTTTTTGCCTCATTAATTAGTTTATTATATTGTTTTTGATTAACTTGTTTTTTTTTAGTTAAATTTGGTGGAACAGATTCATCGATTTGACTAGATGGCACACGTTGATTTCGAAATCCACTAATTTTTTGTTTTAGTCGTAATCTAAGTTCTTCTCTACTTGGTTTATCACTATTCATATTTATATATATATAAATTATTTAGTTTTTAAATAATTATTATGTTTATTATTATTATAAAATAATAATGTCAAGAGAATATGATATTAATGTACCATTATGGAGAGAAGTATTGTCATCAAATATTTATATTTATTTTATATTTATTATGATAATTTTATTAGTTATTTTTGTTTTTGATGATAATACAGTTGTAAAAAAAAATAAAGTTCAAAACCAAATTATTGATATCCATATTGATTCAAAACCGTATAAAAATGATGAACTCACTACTATTAAATATGTTAATAGACAACAAAAATATAATGCAGATGATATATTTTTATATAACCAAACAAATATAGATGATTTAGATCCATCATATTATTAATTATAATATAACAATAATATTGAAAAATATTGATAAATAAATATTAAACATATATAAATGTATTAAGATAAGTATATTTATAATGAGCATAATAGATATACCACAAAGAGGACTATTATATTCAAATATTGATATTATTAATAAAACAGATGTAAAAATAGCATCATTTGATTTAGATTATACATTAATAGAACCAAAATCTGGTAAAACATTTCCTATAGACTATGATGATTGGAGACCATTATATAACAATATAAAAACAATATTACACGAATATGTAAATAACAATTATATAATAGTAATATTTACAAACCAAAAAAAAATAAAATGTCCAATATCGTTTAGTGCTAAGATAAGGAACATAATGTCACTTTATGAAATAGATGTAAATAAATATACATATTATATATCATATAGTGATAATGGTTATAGAAAACCAATGACTGGTATGTATGATATGTTAATAAAGGCTAACAACATAATTTCTATTGATATTGAGAATAGTTTTTATTGTGGGGATGCAGGTGGACGTATATTTCTATCAAAAAATAAAATAAAAGATCATTCAATAGTTGATTTACATTATGCGAAGAATATAGGATTAAAATTCAAGTTACCGGAGGAGGTATTTAGTCAGAAAATGGAACCATATTATGTGAATGATCCATATTTAAATAAATCATTATCAATATGGTTCTATCAAAAAAAATCAATTCCTTGGAAATTAATAAATGATTTTTCAGCACAATCTAAAAAAAAGATGATAATAACTGTTGGAAGTCCAGCGAGTGGTAAATCATATCTAACTAAATATATAGAACAAAAATATATAGCATCAGATTATAAATATTTTAATTCAGATACACAGGGAACAAGTATGTTTAAATTATTTAGTTCAGCAATAAGAAAAGGTAATAATGTTATCATAGATAATACAAATCCATCAAATGCAACAAGAAATAAATACTATGAAATCGCAACAGATTATGATGTATTGATATTGTATTTTGATTATCCTAAAGAACTATCATTTCATATGAACAATTATAGAGTTCAAAAAAATACATATGATTGTCATATTAATGATAAAAATATTGAGTCAAAAGATCGATTACCAGATATGATCTATCATATATATAATAAAAAATTAGAAATACCAACATTAAATGATTCACTATATGGAAATAATATAAATGTGATAAGAATCATTCCAGAGATGATAATCCATAATATAAAAGATAAAGCTTTTTATTATAGTTATGATATTTAGAATTATAGAAGATCATTTGTTTATAAAAAATAATATAATTAATATTATTTTTTTATAATTATATAATGGTCTTTAAGAATAAATATAAATGATATTATATATAATGATAATATAATGGATAGTATGGTGGACATTGTATTGAATGAAGCGCTCCTAAACAGTACCTTAAAAGAAGTTGTTAATGATAATAATGATAATGATAATGATAATAATAATGAGGCGATTACAGAGGTAACAACACTATTAAATAATATAGTAAGTAAAGAGCAATTAACAAAATTAAAAATCATATTGAGAAAAATAGATGATAATGATATAATGAAACAATTAAAAGAGAAGATAAAGGAGTATGATATAATAAATTATGTGAGGATGTTGATGACGAGGATAAATTTGGTAATAATATCTTGGTTATTTTTTCCGGATTATTACGATTATATGGTAGCATTATTATTAGTAGAGGATAATATGGAGATCTTAAATAAAACAGATAATTATCAAAATAAATGTGAGAAAGTAAATTTATTCATACCTTGGTTATTATTTAATAACATTTTAAATTATACGATGTTTGGTAGTGTATTAAATTTAATTATCACTATAATAATATTCACAAATAGATCTATGCGTTTACTACTTATAAAAATAATATTAAAATATTGGTTTTCATTAATCAGATCTAAAAAAATATTTTTTTTATATAATTTTATAATAGGTAATACATCTGAGACGTAAAAAAGTAAAAAAAAAATATAAATATAAAAAATAAAACCTTTAGAAATATAAATTTGTAATACAGTTTCAAAATAAATAAAAGTGAGACAAAACGAAATAAAAATTATGTGAATAAATATTAGAATGTCTACCAATAAAGAATACTCCCAGAACATGTTAAAATTTTATGATATGTTAAATAAGAATAGAGTCGATAAGGCATCTACAGATAAAAAACATACTCATATGTCGTTAGGTATGCCAGTAGGTTCATATGATTTTAGTGGGGAGAAGAATCATAAATTTTTAGATTTATATGTGAAGGTAGCACGTTGTGGAACCAATAATATATATATGACAGAGGCTCATTTACCTCAAGGTCCAATATTAATAGACATTGATATAAAATATAAATTAAAAGAAGAATCTACATCACATTTATATAATTCTCAACATATTGAAACACTATTATCATTATATATTAAATATATAAAAAAATATTTAAATATATCGGATGATAATTTTAAAATTTATTTATTAGAAAAATCAAGACCAACATTAAAAGAAAAAATAACTGAGAACGATGAAACAGTATATGTGTATAAAGATGGTGTTCATATAGTGTTTCCATTTATTTGTACTCCATTTAATTTACAATTCATTATCCGTCAACAAGTCATTAACGAAATGAAAGCTACATCTCTTTGGGATGATATATTAGGAGATAATGAATTGGAAGAAGTAATTGATAAAGCAATAATCAAGGGTCCATGGTTAATGTATGGATCGGCGAAACCATCTTTCGAAGATAATAGATATTTATTGTCAGGTATATATGACGACACTATGTCATTTACACCATCATCTGACATTGATATTGGAGATATTATTGATTTACCAAAAACATTAAGTATTCGAAAATTTACGTCTGAAGAAGAATTATCTGAATTACAAGCAATATATACTTGGGACGATATAAAGGCCGAATATGAAACAACATTTATTGGTAAGAAACGTTCAGTACCAACAGCAGTTATTGAAAATGAGATCAGAATAGCGATTCGATTAACAGCATTATTAGGTCAAAAACGATGTAATAATTATCAACCATGGTTAGAACTGGGATTTTGCTTACATAATATTCACGATAGTTTGATCGATGCATGGATCGATTTTTCAAGAACTTCGTCTACTAAATATAAAGAAGGAGAATGTGAAAAAATGTGGAAAGGTTTTAAAGATTATGGTTTCACCATTAGATCATTACATAGATGGGCAAGAGAAGATAATCCTAATGGTTATTCTTCATTTATGATGGAGGAATTAAATAGTGTTATGATACGATCATTGTCAAGTACATCATATGATGTTGCAAAAGCATTCCATGAATTATATCAATATAATTATGTTTGTGCATCTATAAAAAATAAAAGTTGGTATGAATTTAAAAACCATAGATGGATGTCAATCGATGAAGGATATAGCATATATAAAAAATTAAATGAAGAGTTTTTTAATGAATATATGAAAATGGGTCAAGTTTTTAATAATAAAGCCATGACCACTCAATCAGAAGATGATAAAACACGTTATTTGGATAATCAAACAAAAGCAATGCAGTTAGGACTCAAATTAAGAGATTCAAATTATAAGAAAAAAATTATGGAAGAACTTATTAAACTTTATTATGATGAAAATTTTATTAATGAAGTAGACGAAAAAAGAAATTTATTATGTTTTAATAATGGTGTTTATGATCTTGAAAATAATTTATTTAGAGAAGGCCGACCTGAAGATTATATCACTCTCTGTACTAAAAATGATTATAAACCATATGATGCTAAAAATGATTATATTAAAAAAGTAGAAGCTTTTATGACTGATATTTTACCAGATGTTGATGTTAAAAATTATACTTTAGATTTAATGGCATCATGCTTACAAGGTCATATACCAGATGAGAAATTCCATATTTGGACCGGAACAGGTGGTAACGGTAAATCTTTATCAATTAACTTATTACAACAAGCATTAGGTGAATATGCTTGTACTCTTCCAATAGCGATGTTGACTGGTAAGAGAGCAACGGCAACATCCGCAAACCCAGAATTAGCCAAAACAAAAGGAAAACGATTTGCAGTATTTCAAGAACCAGAAAAAGGGGACAAAATTCATGTTGGACATATGAAAGAATTAACATCCAATAATGACAAAATATCCGCTCGTACACTCTTTAAAGAACCTGTCGAATTCTTCCCTCAATTCAAATTATTACTCACCTGTAATGATAAACCTGAAATCGACGCTAATGATGGTGGTACTTGGAGACGTTTACGTGTTGTACCTTTCGAAATGAAATTCGTTGACGATCCTAAAGAACCTCACGAAAGAAAAATTAATAGAAAAATTAAAGAAGAATTACCATATTGGAAAGACGCTCTTATGAGTATTCTTATCAAACGATTCCAAAATTATAAAATTAATGGTCTCACTGAACCATCCAAAGTTACATCTTTTACTTCAGAATATCAAAAAGATTCAGACGTTTATCTCGAATTTATTAACTATTATATCGTTAAAAGTGAAAATGCAAATGATAGTATCGATACATCTCAATTATATTTTGTTTTCAAACAATGGCTCAAAGAAGCACACAGTAATAAAAAAGTTGTTAGTAGAAAAGAATTTATCAAATTATTATCCGAAAAACTCGGACCAGTTCACGACGACTTCGTTCCAGGATATAAAATGATCGAACGTATTGGAAGAACACATACTGAATTTGTTGAAGCTGATGATAATGGATTAGATTCATAATAATTTATACTTTTTTTATATAATTATATATTGACTATTAATATATAATTATGTTATCTAATAAATATTTTTTCCTGTTTATTATTTTCATTATATTCCTCTTTTTTTGTTCCAAACATTATACTACTATAGAACATATGAAGGACCAATCTAATAATAATATTATTGTAACTAAAGATGACGCTATTAATCATTTATCTAATATTATGACTCTTAAAACTGCTACAGAACTATATGACGACCTGTTCATTAATACAAACAATCTTATTGTAAAATTAAAAGATAATCATATTATTTTTACTATTAATAATGATCGTGTATATGATCTAATAAGTGATATTCTTTTTGATAGAGGTATTTATCAAAAATTTCCTTGGAATATAAAAAATAAATTAACTAAACAAAACATATCTGTTTTAACCAAACAACGTTTACAAGATATTTATTATTTAACAAATTATATAGATGTTATTTCAACTACACCAGTAGAAGAACTCAGAAATGAATATATTTATTATGATATAATGGAAATAATCCGATATAATAAATTCAATAATATTAAAAAATTCGATAAACCAATCATAACCATCAATATGCTACTCAATCGCCATCCTATTCTTAATTCATATAAAAATAATATTATTGGTTTAATTAGTTCCAAATATCCATCATTTGATATTAATGGACTTATCAATTTATCTAAAAAAGAATTCATTAAAAATGTTCATATCACACGACCATATATTCTTGAAAATTTACAGTTTAAACAATATGATCTAACTTATAAAAATTTTATTGCTGATTCTATTTATAATATGTTATTCACTATTTATGATGATAATATTTCATTCAATACACTATTGAATCATCCATCTTTTATTATCTATAGAAATGATATTTTAAAAATATTTGTTAAATCATTAAATAAATTAAGAATATTTATGCAACCAGATTATAATTATGATGATGATATTAATTTTAATAAATTATTAAATTCTTCAATATTAGATATAAATAATTTGTTATATGATATTGAAAATATTAGGGATGATATTTATTTGAAACAAAATAAATTATTAGATGATGATATGAGAAATATTATTAAACAATTAATTAATGGGCAATTTAATGGAACTATAAATGATGTTTTTATAAATAACGATCATATAGATGATATTATAGCAGCTATCAGAACAAATATTAAAAGGCGACATAATAATTTTCCATATGATTTGATAGTCAATAAAATCAATAAACAAACAAAAATAATTGATTTATATAATTATTTGTTGTTTGGCTTATATTAATTTAATTAATTACATCATTAAATATAATCCTATTTATAGAATAATCCATATAGTAGATTAAATATAATGGATTCAACCGATTTTTTAAAATTAAATACTGAATATATCTTTATTGTTAATTTACAAAAATTATTTAGTAATCTGTCTTCAGATATCACTGGAAATAATAAAGAACTACTCAATCTTTTCGATGTTCTGGAACACGATTTTAAAAATTTAAAATTACCACGACTTCGAAGCAAACAATTTAATGTTATGAATATTAATGAAGATATTAATTATATTAATGATATTAATTTGGAATTTATTGATAATATTAGAGATGCTATCAAATCCCAAAAAAGTAAATTTAATATTTTTAAATATCTTTCATCCAAAAAACATAAAAATATTGAATTATGTAAAAAGCAAGGACTTAAAATTGACCATAAAGTAGCAACTAATACTAAAAAATCATCTACTAAACATACCAATAAACGACACAAAAAAGAATCTGTTGTTAGTAAATCTTATGATGACGACGACGAGTTTGATGATGAAGATGATGACGACGATGATGACGATGATTATGATCCATATGAAGATGATGAAGAATATAATCCATTTGATGATGTGAGTGGTGGTGGTGATGGAGATGATTTTGATGATGATTCAAATAGTAGAAAACGAAAGAAACCATCATCAAAAACAATGAAACCAGATATTGGTATAATTGGAAGTAGTTATATTGCACAATTATATCGTGGTAAAGATAGTGGAAGACTCGAAGACGATACGATTTATTATTACCAAAAATTACAAGAGAAAGAACAAAATGAGACATATGATAAATTAAAAGCAATTAATGAATACCAACAAACAGATGTTCCAATCCTATTTAAAATTGCGAACCTTGATCTACCATTGAATCAACGTAATCATATAATGAAAAATTACATTATAGCAAGTACATCACGTGGAGAACAAAAACTGAAACAATGGACAGATAATATTTTACAGATACCATTTGGTGTTTATAAAGGAACAAATCTCAACTCAATCAAACCAAAAAGAGTTAAGAAATTTATTAATAAATTACAAGAACAAATGGACAAAGCAGCATTTGGACATGAAGAAGCAAAACGATTAATTGTTCAAATTATGGGACAACAAATTAGAAATCCTACTGGTAAAGCTTCAATTCTCGCAATTCATGGGTGTATGGGTAACGGTAAGACAACAATCATTAAAGATGGTATTGCAGCAGCAATGGATAAACCATTTGTATTTATTAGTCTTGGTGGAGCAACAGATGCATCATTTTTGGAAGGTCATTCATATACATATGAGGGATCAATCTATGGTAGAATCGTAAATGGTTTAATTGAAAGTAAATGTATGGATCCCATCTTTTATTTTGATGAATTAGATAAAATTTCAAAAACTCATAAAGGAGATGAGATTACTAATCTACTTGTCCATTTAACCGATCCTGTTCAAAACTCACATTTTAGAGATAAATATTTTCACGGTATCGATATTGATCTGTCTAGAGCAACTATGATCTTCTCATTTAATGATCCATCTAATGTTAATCCTATTCTATTAGATCGTATAACTACTGTTGAAACTAAACATCTCTTACCAACTCAAAAAGTCCATATTGCTCAAAATTATTTATGTCCAGCAATGTTTAAAGAAATGGGCCTTGAAAAAGATGCTATTATATTTACTGATGAAATTATTAGAGATCTGATTGATAAATATACTTGTGAAGGAGGTGTTCGTAAATTAAAATCCCATTTATACAGTATCGCAAGAGAACTCAATCTTTCAAATCTAACTAATGAAAAAATTGACGGTGATTCTATTTCATTCCCTTTTACTGTAAAATCATCTCATATTAAACATCTTCTAAAACATAAAATGGAAATTGATCCTGAAAAAATTCATACGGAACCAAAATGTGGTGTAATTAATGGTCTGTATGCGACTTCATCAGGAAGTTATGGTGGTGTTTTACCAATTGAAATTTTATGGACACCAACTTCTAGTCCTCTTGAATTTAAAACAACTGGTAATCTTGAAAAAGTAATTAAAGAAAGCACTCAAGTGGCATCTACTCTTGCTTTCAATAGATTGGATCCAGAACTAAGAAATAAACTTCTTAAAGATCTAAAAGAAAGTCCTCAAGGATTTCACATTCATATGGCAGATGGATCAACAAGTAAAGATGGTCCCAGTGCAGGAACAGCTTTAACTGTAGCATTGTATTCGATGCTGACTAATAAAAAGATCCGTAATGATGTCGCAATTACTGGTGAAATTACTTTACAAGGTAATGTTACCGCTATTGGAGGATTAGATAATAAATTAGAAGGGGCTAAAAAAGCAGGTGTAAAATTGGTGTTATGTCCAAAAGAAAATGAAAAACATCTGATCAAGATAAAAGAACGTGATCCAACACTTATTGATGAATCTTTTAAAGTTATCACAATTGAAACCATTGATGAAGCATTAAAATATTCATTAATTGAATAAATATAAAAATCATAATTATTTTTTTTATATAATCTAAATTATATAAAAAAATTGATCTTTATACATCTTATAATAGTATTATAATTATAATCATTATATTATATATGTCTCATTCAACTAGTCAATCAACAAATAATGGTGTTCGTTCAAGAGGATTAGCATATAGAGGTGATACATTAC